CATCGGCAAGCCGTGTATTACTGTTTTGATAGCTTGACGCATTGTCAGCATATTCACTTCCCAACATAATGCTAAAAGACTTGGCGGAAGTGCCAGAGCCAAAGCTGCTTGCGATCTCAACCTCACCAAAGCTGAACGGAGTGCCACAAGTGACGCCGGGATCGGTGCCGGTAATCGCTTGGCTGGTTTCAGGAGTGTAAGCAGCGGGACTAAACACAGCATCGAAAGTAATCAGTGAGCCGGATGAGCCTGTGATTGTAAGACTGTCAAGACGGCATCCTGAAAACTTATCCACAGTGTAAGGTGTGGTTGCCGAATCATCCCAAATTCTGAGGATCACAAAAGAGGTTGCGGTGGGTTTGGCAGTCCAAGCGTAAGGTGAAGTGCTATCGTGTGTAGCTGCATTCAAAAGCAGTTCGTGACCGTCTGTCAATGTGCCGGATACAGTGATCTGCCCGGAGCGGATTCCTTGAGCCAGTTCGCAAGCGGTGGGCATTGCTGAGCCGGTCTTGAAATTTGTCTCAAGTGCCTCGGGAACAACCTCACCAGAGATTGCCGACGCCACAACACTGAGATCAGTGAAGCTGATCACACCCGCATCTGCTGTTGAGCCTGAGTTAAAAGCGTACTCCTTGCCGATTGCAAGTCGATAGCTGTTGCCTATTCTATTAGCCATTGTTTACCTCTATATCGTTATTTTCTATATCGTTAACTTGACCACTAACTTGACCACTAACTTGACCACTAACTTGGTCGGTTTCTTGGTCGGTTACTTGGTCGGTAGGTTGGTCACTCACCAGCCACGCACCATACACGCTCACAAACTCTGCCGGATAGTGCCGGAGATTGCTGTCAATAGTCCAAAGCTCACCATTGAACATGACCTTAAGAGAGCCGTTAGCAGCCTTGTGCATTATGTCTTTTTTCTTTGCCATTTTATATCCTTGTGTCGCAATAGTTAAGTGATAGTGACAGCCTGCGGACTGAACAGTTGCCTCGAAAGCCAGCCTGATCCATCCGGTCCAGATTGTCAAGAGCTGCCCCAGGATCAGTGGTCAAGGGTAATACATTCCGAACCAGCCCTCCCAATGAAAGGTCTGTCAACAGTGCATTCCAGACAGCAGCCTCTAAATCGTTCATAACCTTTGAGCGTTCTGTCAGCTTGTTTGAAAGTATCGAGATTGATACAGTCTGCATTATATCGTAAAGGTTTCCGGGAACAGCTACAAAGGTCTTTTCCCCTTCCTCAATGATGGCAGCCGGTAGGTTTTGACCGAGCTTGTCATCTGGATAAATATACACATAGCTGATTCCGGCTGTGATTAGCTTGGCTCTGATTGCCTCAGTAATCGTAGTAAACTTGTTTGTCATCTCTCCCATTCCTTTGCAATCTTTGCCCAATATTCCTCAATGAACTGATTGGTTAGCTTCGTTTCGTTCTGTGTGCTAAGCCCAAAAAACTCACGTTTCGGGACGCCATAGCCTTCATTGTGATAGTATGCAATTTCTGCTCTCTCCGCATCAGAGAAGAAGATATCCGAAAAAAACCGCTCGGAGTGTATAGCCATTGACCGAAGCATGGCACCCGTAAACATCAGATTGACGTGGTTAGGATTGCCTCTTGCCTGTGGCGTTCCTGCATTGAAAAAAGCTGCCTTCTTCTTAAACTCAACATATCTTTCTGAGTATTCCTTGAAGCCCTTGCCCTTTATATCTTTGCCAGCCCTGGTCAAGTCCAAGATGGTCTTGCGAACGTTCAGAGCCAGCTTGCGAATCTGAGCTTTTGACGGTTTTATGTCAATGCCAAAGTTCGGGTTGTTGACTAGGCGGAGGTTGATCATCTGGTTATTAGCCCCTGTGTCCAGTCGCCAAAGATCGTGGGATTATCGCCACCCTCTGTGTCGATTGCCAGCCGGTAAAAGGCGTTAGTCAACTCTACTTGGTAGTCACTCCAATAAGATTTTGACTTTGCTTGAAACAGCTCTGAATTGAAATTGAAATATAGGTCACGGTAGATAAGGCAAAGCGTCAAATAATCGTGTGCAATCAGAAAGGTTGACTGGTTTGTGATTATGTCAATAAGCTCATCACCGCTTGCAAAGTCCACACGATACCCAATCTTGCCGAGCCGTGTCTCAATGTCATTCTTAAGGCTATCTTTAGCGGTGTCAATCTTGTTTTGCCAGGTATCATTGACATCGTATTGCAGCCACAGATCAGCAGAAAGCGTTCCGGTTGAATCATCACCGTAGATATAATTGCCAGAGCCTTCAGTCAATGAGAACGTGTCTAAAAGCTCATCAGCAGAGTCGAAAGCCTCTATCTTAGTATAGTATCCGCTCACCAGTGTAAGCGTGCCAAGCGTTACGCTTCTCTGCGTAGCGAAGCCAGTCTCAGAGTAGGTCTTGACATAGTTGATTCCAACTGTATCGAAGGCAATAGTGGGAGCAGAGCCAGATCCAGCCCAATACAAAACCGGACGGGTTTTCTTGCCAGCAAGCTCATTGATCTCTTGCTCGTGTCTTGCTATTGTGTCAAGTGTTGATAAGGTTGTGTCAGTCCAGCTCATATTTCCTCAAATTATGGGGGCAGGTTTCCCCACCCCCGGATTCAGATGGTTTAGACAGCGATGAACGCATCCACTTTGTCTTCGTGCTCGTCTGCAGAAGTAACGTAGGTAAGTTTCAGGTAACGGTTTGCACCGATCAAAGATCGGGGGATATTGAACTCGCAAATCACCTCACCAGAAGCCCAAGTAACGTCAGTCTGCACGGCTTCTTTCAGCAAGATCGAAGGCAGGACGGTAGTCACAGCAGAGGCGGTCAAGCCCACAGTGGGTCTGATCTCAAGAGTAGCACCACCAGCCAACTCAACAGCGGTAGAGCCAGCACAGACAACTACACGGATGTCACCGCCCTTAGTTGTGTTCAGAGTAGCGATGTTTGTGCTGTCTCCAGCGGTTCCGGCAGGCAAAGCCTGATCAGATGACAAGACCTGATCAATTGCGTATCCAGTTTTATTATAATTAGCCATTGTTTCTCCTATTAGTCAAGCACTGTAGTTTCTACAGCGGACAGATTATCGTCAACGATTATGGGAGTGTTTCCCCAAGCCAGCAAGTTCTGATCAAAGGTTGTGTCGCCGTTCATCAGGTTAAGCTTTCCACCTTTCAGGCTGTTGATCAAAGCCTTGGTAGTGCCGTTCATATACAGGTAAACATTGCCAGACGGAGCGTTCACAGCGTCAATCAGAGCATCCATATCGGAAGCAATCGGGATGTGTGAGGAGTCGATCTGGGTAATGGCAGCCACGGACTTCTTGGAAGGCACAACCAGGGTGAAATACGAACTTATGAGCCATTTGTAGATGTTCAACTGCTCATTAGTAGTAGTATTAGTGACCATGACAGTGGGCTGTGTCGGTGTGATGTCCTTAACGCTTACAAGCTCGCTGTTGTTAATACGAAGGGAAGCCCCGTCAAGCTCGTCCCAACGGACTGCAAATATTGTGTTCCGGTGTCCGGTAGCTCCGCCAGCTTGTTTGGTGACATTGCTAAGGTCTTTTGCATACTGGTGGAATCCCTTGAACGCTTTGGACATTCCGAAGGTGGGATCATAACCATAATAGGTAGCCTGGGCAACGGCATTGGAGATGGCAGCCATGACAGCGGGACTGTTGTCTTTTACCCAAGCATCCTTGCCGCCGGGATACTGGTCAATCGCTTGATAGTCATCGAACAGATCAAAAGCGATTTCTTTCAAGGCAATCTCAGCCCAGTTAACGTCAACCTTTTGGGGGACTATGCCGGAGCCGATTTCACGAAAAACCGCCGTAGGCAAGGTGTTGAAAGTGCGGAACTTATGTTTAATTCCGTGAGAGGCTTTCGCCACAACAGCAGACTGGAGCAATCCAGACCGCTTGATCAGGTCAACCACGATGGGAACGGAGTCAGTGCCAACGCCCCATGCGGCTGCGAGTGTTTGAAGGTTTGCTAGTGTAGTAGCCATGTTTTAATCCTTATTTCTTTGATAGTTTTAGTAGTGCATCACCAGACGTGAGCGGTGTGTTTGGATCTGTAGTTATCACAGCCCCGCCTCCGGTGTTTGTAGTTTCAGCAGTGAAATATCCAGTCTCTTCAAGCAGAGTAAACGCTTCCAAGTTCTTATTGATCTGCTCAATGGTCAACTCAGAGCCTTCTGTGGGTAATATAAACCGGCTCTTGACCTTTTCTGCCTTCTCAAACAGCTTGGAACTCTTATCACCTGCAAAGATTTTGGCTTTCTCTGCCCAGGTATTCTTGATCTTGGTCTCGGTCTCGGTCTGGATCTCCTGATACTGAGCTTCAATCTTCTTGAGCCTCTCAATCTCTGCTTTCTGGTCATTGCCTGAAGCCTTCTCAAGACTATCTTTCAATGTATCCCGTTCCGATTCCAAGTCACGGATTTTCTGTTTCCTGCCAGCAGATTCCTTGTTAGCAGAACTCAGAGTATCCAATATGTCATCTGCCTCTCTGATAGCATCCGCAACCAGAGCCTTTGCCTCTCCCGAATCTTCGGGCAACTTGCTTGCAATCTGTTTCAGTATTTCCTTGATTGCCATTCTAACTTCCTTTGCTCATCTGAGCGGTTTATTTTAGTGTCATAATGTGGATAAAATGTCAACATATTAGCGGTTGGGTTCAAACACAATTTTGTTTCTCTGATTTGGCAATGGCTTTGTGTGTTGGTTTTTGCCATCATTTATAACTTCGGGAATGCCGTTGGGAAATGCTTTGCAGGTGGGCAAAAACTCGCCTTCGATAAAATTGTCCATTGACGGGTTGCCACCGATTACTTTCCCGCCCTTATAGTGTTTGCAGGATTCGCATTTTGCACTTGGTAAATTCATCTAGTAACTCCAAATAGTGTATCAAATAAGTTTATCATGCCTTGCTCCATTATATCTAAATCGCCGTGATGGTATGCCGAAAAGCTCTCTGCAAAATACTCTGCCCTGTTGCTCATTCCATACTCGGTGAGTATCGTTCTATTGTGACTCTTGAAAAGCTCACTTAATCTGTCTGGATTTGTTGCCCTGTCCGTCCACTCTGGTGAGCTTTCAAGCTGTTTTTTTAACAGCCTTGCCTGTTTTTTCATTGCAGCGTAAGAATCCTTTACTTGTTTTGCATATATTGGGTCTCTATTAACTAGATTAAAATCTATTGCATGCCCCCATTCGTGAACTGTGGTGCCGTAAATTTTTCCCTTATCTGAATAAACGCTCCACACCCTTTCGCCAGCGTTCTTTCTAAGCAAGCCATAACGAGACTGATCTGCAGAACTTTGGGCTGTAATGCCATTTAATTGTATTTTGTTTTGTGATGGATAAAATAGTCCATTGGCATTTTTTGACCTTATCACTGGGTTGATTTCAAGTCTATCAAGCAAGTTGATAAACCTGTCTCCATATTTTAGCTTCATGTCAGCAACAGCAGTGGCAGCTTGCTTTGCGTTTATTAGTGCATTGCCATTGTTATTCCTAAATGTGGCATTATTGACACCCATGTTTTTTAGCGTGTCTAGTATATCGTCACCGCTTTTCGCTTGGTTTATGGATTCAATGAATTGATTGTATTGCTTTTGCTCTTCGCTTTCTTGAGGAGTTTGCTTATTCTCTTCTGGTTTGGTTTCCTTGTCTTTATCTGTCTCTATTCCGCTGCCGACTTCATAGGCTTCTTTCGTGATCTCCATAAACGTGTGCCGGCAGTTGTACAGTCTTTCATCTGCTGTTTCTGCCTCGAACTGCTCACGCTCGGAATCTGTGAAGTAGCGTTGGGCAAGTCCTTCCATGCAGGCAGGTCGGTTGAGATCGTCTTCCGGACCCACATATTCCCAAAATATCTCATCCT